CTGCCAGCCTATGATTCCGCTCGAGCCGGAAGACAAAAAGATCCGAGACGTCTTTGTGGTCAGTGAAACCATGGAACAAATTTGTGAGCTTCGTGATGACTTGACTCAGTATGCTCTTAAAGACGCCGAGATTACTCAAGAGCTCTACTCTATTCTTATCCTTAAATATCTCCAGAACAATCCTTCTCTGACAACACTTCTTGGTCACTTTGGTATTTCTTCTGCCTTTCTTCCGGTTGTTGATGACTGGAAAGAGTGGTTTGAAGGTTGTGAAAAGATCTGGAATGAGTCTATTTCTCGGCAAGAAGATATTCTTGGCCAAATGGCTCAAGAAATTTATGATGCCTGGAATCAAGGAGAAATCGACGTAGAAAGCGATCCTTGGCTTTCTCAGATGGATTGGGAATGCAACTTTAAACTCACTAAAGCAGGTAAGCCTTCCTCTAAGTGGTACGGGGTTCCTAAGTGGTTAAGGAGCGTGTCTGAAATCCAGAAAACCGAGGAAGGAAATAAGCTTGTTATTGGGGGTATCTCTACAAAAAATCGTCTGTCTCACTTCCTTCTCCGACTTAAGTGGGATGATAAGCCCATGACCTACTTTGCAAATAAAGGATGGTGCTTTATGGACGAGGACCTTGGTGAATTCGTTCGAGTTCCCCACCCTAAGGGCGAAGGAGAAAATGTCGGAGGTGTACTTTCCAAAGACTACGCCGACGACTTTGAGACTGGAATGCTTAGTTCCGATCTCCCTCAAGCTAAAGAACTGATTAAACTTGCAATTAACGTATCTTACTGGACCTCGGTTCGAAGCCGAGTTCGCGAACAATATGTCTCTAAAGTCAACAATCCTCTTGGTAAAGAATTCAATCTTATTGTCCCAGCAACGGTTCCTCACAATACTTCTACTAACCGTGCTGGAGAAAATCTCTGGCTCACCGTTCCTGATCCAAAGTATGACAAAATTGGATCCGAGATCAAAACCCGAGTACAAGCTCCTGATGGTTGGGTTTTTGTTGAATCAGATTTTGACGCCCAAGAAGCTGTTGTTGCTTCCATCTTTGCTGATTCCTATTACAAAGTTGCTGGGTCAACTCAGTTCTCGCATTCTATCCTTGCCGGGTCAAAAGACAACGGATCAGACATGCACTCCATGACCGCTAAAGCCATTGGGATCTCTCGAGCAGTAGCCAAAGGTTGTAACTACGGGATGCTTTATGGATGCGGGGCTAAGACTCTTGCCAACACTATCCGTAAAGGTAACAAGTCTATTCCTATGAAGCAAGCAATCGACATGGGTAAAAAGCTTATCGAGATTAAGAAAGGACGTAAAGCTTATCGAGGCATGAGGGAACTTATTGGTGGATCTGACTCATATGCCTACAATGAGATGGCAAAGATCGCCTGTGAGAAGACTCCTGTTAATCCCTTGAGCGGAACTAAAATGTCTACTGCATTTCGTCCCAGCTCTGTCGGCGATGACTTCTGGACAATGAGAAACAACTGGTGTATTCAATCAACCGGAAGTGCTATGCTTCATGCCTTCATGGCTGCTATGGAATGGCTGATCAAAGATCACGGGCTCAATGCAAAGTTTAATATGTCAGTTCATGACAGTATTTTGTATATGTGTCCAAAGGAAGAAGCAGAGAGAGTTGCGGCTCTATTCCAAGTAGCTCATGCTTGGTGCTGGGCCTGGCTTCGATATAACTATGGAATCTATGAGCTCCCTGTTGCTAATGCTTGGCTCTCTTCTATCGAGATCGACTACATTTTTCGCAAGGCCGCAGACGCCAGCACAAATACTGTATCCCAACAAAAGAAAGAAAATGACGGACACTCAGTTACAATCAAAGACCTCATCCCCGTCTTTGAAAACCTTTGATGAAATAAATCAATACTTCAAAACCAAGTATGGGCTATCTCTCTTTATGCAAGAGGAGCCCTACTTGATGGACGGAAAGAAACCTCAGTATTGGGTTGGGATAAATAGCACAGAGATGGCTTTGCTAAAAGCAAATGGCGATTTTACAACAAAATATCCTAAAAAAGCAAATATGACAAAAAACGCAGGGCATCGGTGCATTACACTCAATACTCTGCGTAATAATATTAAAAAAGATAAAATGCTATTTATGCGGGCTTAGCAATCAAAGTTTTTCTTGGGATCAGTTTCTAGGCTTATTGTTCCGCTTCTTGTTGCATAAGCAGGATCTTCGCTACCAATCTGCCCAGCTTCGTTCTTCCAAAGGCCAAAGTCAACTTTAAGTTTAAACCAAGGCGGCCTATCTTCTTTGTTCTTTTTATAGCATTTCCATACTCTTTGAAGTCCGCCTTCTACAACTTTTGACTGATCTATAGTTGTTCCTCCATTAGCATCGTAAGTATACGCGTCTCTAGGAGTAAATTTATATGTAGCAGATCCATCTTGAGCTGCTCCGCAAGTAAGTTCTAACTTAATTCCTGGAGGGCAATCACAGGCGTCTTTGTCTTCTACAACGTAACTTTCATTTGTTTCTGGGCCTGTTACTCTTGTCCAAACTGCAAGACCTGTTGCTTTTCCGTCAGAAGTTTGTAAACATTTCCTAGTAGGCAAAAAGTCCCAAACGCTAATAGGATCAAAAGCAGCGCAGGGTTGAGTATAGAATCTACCGTCAGATATAGACACATTAACAGAATAATTTTGTTCATATATAAATTGAGAGGCTTCTGTAACTTGAACAAATCTTTCAGTATCTAACTCAAATCCTGTTGCAAATTCTAATCCTGGCACTTCTGGAACCCATCCTGTAACTGCGTCAGCTATTAAATCTAAAATAGGTAGGGCAAAGCTATGCCCTTCTCGTTGGGCTTGCTTTTGAACAATAGTAACGCTGTAAGTCATTTTTCTAGTTCTTACAGTTGGAATGTAAGCTCCCCCGCCCATCTCATTAGTAGAGCTTCCAGAAACGTAGCTAACTATGATCATAGTTTGTTCTGCTACTCTTCCAGACTGATCTAGCTCTTCTGCAAGACGTAATACTACAGCACTCTGTCCTATAGCAGAGTGAACTCTAGAGTATAGCTGATTTTCAATTTCTAAAAGCATTAGAATTCGCCGCCAGAAAGGAAGTCGGTTAGAACCCACTTACCACTGGTATTATCATAAACTAGAAAATCTCCTTTCTTTACGTTACGAGTAAAGTTTACGTCAGATAGGTCTTGTAGTTTTCTTGTAGATTCTAAGCTAACAATATATTGACGAAGAGCATCGGCGTCCTCTTTATATTTTGTTCCGTCTGGAAATATTCCTGTTTTATATCCGGTCAGATATTTATAGCAATTACCAGAGTCATTATTAGTGACATACATTGCCCCACCGCCAGCATTTGTTGGGTAAAATGGGTTGTAGCCTTTATAAGAATTTGTAGTCATTAGAATGTACCGTCCTCTGTAGTTAAACCACCATAATTATCAAATTCGCCGTTTGCAGACTCAGTGGCATTATCTGCAACAAGCCCGTCGCCATCTTCTGGCTTAGCGGCATCTTCTGTATTTACAAAACTAGATAGACTTCTTGTTGTTTCAAGTGCATCAAATAATACATTAGATTGTTGATTACTATCACCTTGAACTTCGACCATTCCAATAGTCTCTGGTTCAAGATATGTGCCAGATTCTTTATTAATAACTCCAGCTTCTCTATTTGCGTATGGGAAGCTTCTATCATTGCTGCCTTCACGTAGCACCCATTTGTTCATAGAAGGCTCGGTAAAGCTCCTACCTCTCTGATAAGAGACTTTGGTCATAGAGCACCCAGATCTCCAATAACGATAAGCTTCTTGCCATTTAAGTCCAGCACTTGGGCTTCCTTTAGATCCCCAAGCCTCTAATTGCTGAAGGGCTTTTTCGGCGGCTTCTTGTACTTGAGTTCTAGGTCTTAAAATATCTAGGTAATACCTAGCAATTGTTGCTTGAGTTCTTCTGAAAGAACCTGCAATAAGTATTTTACCTTGAGGAGGCGCGCTATCAATATAATTATTTATTAATTGAGCAGCATCGTTTAATGCAAGCTGAATTTTATCTACATCTACACCGTTACCAGTAGGATTTTCTATATTAGATAACTCTACAGCTTCTTGAAATCCAAAAATAGATATAAAATAGTCAACAGTTGCAAGGTTACAATTACTAGCTACTCCATGAATATCTCTAGGAGGCTGAGGTCCTGACATAGCTTATATTCTTCTTCTTTTTACTTTAAACAAAAAGGGCCGACCCGAAGGCCGGCCACTTGTTGAGTTTTTTGATTATATATCAAGCAACAACGTTGGTGAGGATAGCGCCAGCGCCAACCTTACCATTTTCGCCCATGCCAACTAGCTCGAAGGAACGCTCGACAAGGATGTCACCGGTAAATACACGGCGCTCGATGTTGAAACGCTCAGGAGTAGCGATAGGATAGCCAGCAAGAGTGTAGGTGTAAGCAAACGCAGGATTACCATAGTTGGCATCGAGCGCAGGAGCAAAACCATCAGTAGCACCAGAAGGCTGGTAGAAGAGAACGGCTACGTTGTTGTAGATGTTCTCAAGAGCACCAGAGGACTGGTTAAGCTTAAGACGACGTGCAACACGAATCTCGTCAAGGCCAAAGATGTTGGCAAGAGTTGCTTCGTTGACGAGAACGCCACGCTGCATGAAGTCTCTGATTCTCTTGTTACGCTTGAGGGCGTTGAAAGCGTCAGGGCTGATAACCATCTTGTTAGGATAGGTACCGATCTGAGCGCGAACAGCTTCCTTAGCTTCATCGATTAGAACTTCGATGTCAGAGGTGGCCTGGTTGAACTGGTCAGCACCAGAAGCACGAGTTGCGAGGTCGAATACACAGGAAGTCTCGTAGGAAGCAGAAGCTGTAACAGCATCAGCAACGGTGATTTCCCAGGACTGCATTAAACGATTAGCAGCATCCTTAGCGGCATACTGGCGAAGATCGATTTGAGCAGCTCCGTTCTTAGCCTCAGCGGCGATTTCCTCAGCAATTTCCCAGCTGATAGCTTCTTGACGGAGCGAGAAGCTTCTGGTTCCGAACTCGTTCTGGATCTTCTGGATGTTAGATCCTGGAGCACGGAGGAAATTCTGAGCGGCAAAGGCTTCCTTGCCGAATACGAGAGTACGGCCAGCGCGGGTATTCATAGATACCGCAGGACCGAAGAATGTGGCTACGCCTTCGGCATTTTTGTAGCCTTGAGCGAGTTGCGTAAGGATAGGGTCAATTACGCGTACCTGATCTAGATTCATCATGATTAATATTCTCCTTTAGTACCTATCAAACGATTGCGTCGCCAAGCTTAACTCTTACATACTCGCCAGCACCAGCGGCAGCATCAAGAGCTCTTCCTAGAACAACTCTGCCGCCGGTAGTACCAGAAGCTTGAGCTTTTCCAGAAGCATCAGCAGAAACAGGGCCGTCAACAGCCACTGCGCCTGCAGTTTCAACGATAACGATTCCTTCAGTAACTACGGTGAGTAGCTTTTGGAATGGGAATACGCCAGGCTTGTAAGGGGTGGTAGAAGGATTGAGTTGACCTTCATAGACAGCACTTGTGCCGTCATCAACTTGATAGCCCTTAGCGGTGAGTTCACCTTGGCCAGGAATATCAAAAACTGTAGCGCCTGCGGCATAAGCGTAAGCAGCAGGATAAGCACCTGTACGAGTTACGAATCTGTGGGCCTCAACACCGGCAGCAAGGTTAGTTGCGTCGGTTACCTCAACAGTCTCTACGTACTGGTGGTCAAAAGACATGTAACGTGGGTCAGTTGCCATTAGTAATTACCTCAATTGTTATTAATAACGAACTTAACAGCAGTTAAGTAATCGCATCCGTTCTCTTCGGCGTAAGATAACGCATCTGCATGAACGTCTGCAGTATTGGGATCATATGCATATCCCGAAGCGTTTGGTTCGACTTCTTTCGACTTCTTAGGAGCCGTAGCAGGTGTTGCAAACTCTTCAAAAGAGACCATAGAAGGTAGGGATTCAAGGACTCCACGCATGAAGTCAAACTGAGATGCCTTACCAGTCTCAGAGAAATTCACAGAATTCTTATGGTTAAGAGTTTCCATGAAACGAACGAGATCGCCCTTAGGAACGACTTGTTCAGTGAGCTTTCCAGACTCATAGAGTCCTTCGGCAAACGAAGAAATTTCTTTCTCGCGAGCAAGCTTTCTTTGCTTATTAAGCTCTTCCTCGAGTTCGGCTACACGAGCGTTGAGTGTATCAATGCTCTGATCTCCAATGGCGGCTTCGCCATGATCTAGAGATTCGGTAGCCATAGGTGCAGCTTTTTCAGCGTGGTCGGCTGTTTCTTTCTTCTCTTCTTTAACCTTTTCGGACATATCGGATTTCTCCTCTTCCTCTTTTTCTTCTTTTTCTTCCTCAGCCATATCAGTTTTGGCCTCTTTCTTGGCTTCAGGAGTTTCTTCAGCGTTATCGCTTACTTCTTCCTCTTTCTTTTCTTCGGCGTTATCGACTACTTCTTCAGAGTGATCAGCTTCTTCTTTCTTCTCTTCCTCTTCGTCTTCTCCTTTTCCTTCTTTCTCTTCCATGTGCTTTTTAAGTCCTTCTGGCATTTCGCCATAAGAAGACATGTCCTTCTCCATCATGGATCCGGCCTGCTTCTTGAGAGCCAATGCTTGGAAGAGCTCGTCTTCGTCGTACTCGGCGGCTAGAGAGGCAATTTTCTTATCGTTGTCTTCCATTTCACCAGAAATATCTTCTTCTCCTTCCTCACCAGCAGGCTCTTCGCCTTCTCCCTCTTCATCACCCGCACCTTCTTCAGCAGGGGCTTCCTCTTCGGCTGGAGCTTCCTCCTCACCACCTTCATCTTCTAGACCCATGTCATCGCCTTCACCTTCGCCCTCGGGGGCTTCAGCTTCGGCCTCAGGGGCCATTTCTTCATCTGTTTCCTCGTCGGCGGCGTACTCCATTTTGTAATCGGCAGGAGCGCCGGTTTCATCGACTTGATTGCCTGAGTCATCATAGACGGAAGGTTTGCCTCCGCCGATGTTAATGTTGACGGTCATGGAGCCTTCTGCATGATCAGCGCTTTGATCAACAGTGACCTCCTTGACAACGTCTTCTGTTTTCTTTTTAGTCATAGCAGAGTTGTTTGTTTCTAAGGCTTCTTTAAACGAAATAGTGATATCCCCATCTTCGGGGTTTAAATTTACGATTTTTTCGTCGTTAAGTTCACCTTCGGAAAAAGCAGTTAGGCCTTTAACAGCAGGAATAGATACTAATCCAAGGTGGCGGAGTGCCAATTTACCGGGGTGGGGGTTAGTTTCCGCCTCGGGTAAGTAGAAGGAACTACTTACTTTCTTAAACACTCCATCGCGAATTAGTTTTTCAGCCTTAGGGGTAAGCTCAACATTACCCCATAAAGCCTTACCTTTTCTCCAAAGATTTTTTACCCATCCCAACGCAGGAGTACCATCAGTCTGATCGTGGCCGATAATTAATGGAGCTTCGTGTTGATCAGGAGCATAAGTTCCCACAACTTGATCTAGATCCTTCTCTGTGAACATTAGTTTTTGTCCAGTAGAGCTAATTTGAGGACCAGCTCTGAACATTTCAATATGCACAGTCTTCTTACTTTGTTGAGAAGTAAGAGGCTCTTTTTCGTTTAAAACTTCAGTCTTATCAGCCATTTTTAAGATCAGTTAATAGTTGTGGCGTTAAGAAGATAGTCGAATCTATCTACGTTTCTAGAGAATGTATCCTGTACCTGAGCAACCTGACCAGCAGGTGTTCTAACTACAGTAACAACTAGACGCTCAAGTGTTGGCGATGTAGCCACATAAGCATCAAGTCTTAGAGTTCCATTTTCTAGGTCAGAAAGGGCATTGTTAGCATCAGAACAAACAACAAGATATGCCTGTTCCGGTCTAGCTCCAAAGAGCGCACCTTGACGATAAAGTTGGCCCATTACCTGAGAGGCAATAGACTTAGCTCTGGAGTATAATGTACCAGCAGAGTCAATTTGCTCGAAGAGAATATCATCGAAGCTTCTTCCGAGTACATCAAGGAGAACGTTGAGAATTGCTCTTGTGTTGACATACTTGAATAGAGCGTTAGAACTTGTAGTTCTTGCACCCCAAGCTACAATTCCTCTATTAGGTAGGCTTCTAATTGGGTTGAGGCCTAGAGGATAGGTAACTTCTTGCTGCTGAGCTGTGATATCAAAGCGGAGGCCATTGGCTCCTCTTAGTGGATATCTTGCACCTGCAGGGGCTTGCTGGAAGCCTTCGTTAACATATCTAGAACATGCGATACCAGCAACGAATCCACTAGGTGGTACGAAGCGATCAGCAGCGTTCTTGATATATGGAGCGTAGAAAGCAGCATGGCCGAATGGAGCACCAGCAACGGACTTGATATAAGCAAGTTCGTCTTGTACTTCACTTAGGCTTAGCTCGTCTGCACCACAGTCAATAAGAGCAATATGCTGAGTACCTGTGATACCTTCTACTTCACCAAGCTTACCTTCAGCGGCTCTGAGGAGCGCTTGAGTAACTTTGACTCTTTCTTCTCTTGCTTCTTTCTTTGTAAGGACTCCAGTCTCTTGCTTGAAGGAACCGAATGCCTCAGGAGCTAGTAGGAATCCAGGGCGATAGTCGCTAGAACCCATACCTTGCTCAATTGCGTATACAAAGTCTTGTGCACGGGACTTTGCACTTAACTTATAAGCAGCAAAATCAGCAGCCTCGCTTAGGGAGTTAACTCTTGAAACGTTATTATCTCTTTGATTGTATCTGTTAAGTCCAGCAACAATAGGAGAGGGAATACCATTCTTAGAAGTAATTTTAAGCCTAAGGACGTAATCGTGACGATAGAATCCGTTAGCAATAGAGCTATCAAGATAGATCTTCGTAGAAGAAGCGCTAAATGCAGGTGTTGTTGCGGTGGTTACAGTGAAATTTGCGTCACTAATAACGCTTGCAACTTCCATTCTGATTCCATTGATAACAACATGGGATCCAGCATATAGATCTTCGGTGAATCTAGTAGAGACCGTGCTGAAGGTCTTGTTAGACTTAGTTGCGACCCCGGCAGGCATGGCAACAACTGCGTCAGTGTTGCTACCAACAGAGATAACTTCGTAGGATTGTTCGTCGGCAGTTCCTGCGTCTACAAGAATTCTGACACCGGCGCTAAGGTTGCTCAAGAAGTTAGGAGTACCAGAATCAACTGTTACAGCACCATCGGCATCAATAGAAATGTTTCCTGTTTGAGCAGTAACGTCTCCGGCAATGGTTACGCTATTAGCAGTAACACTAACCGTGCCTGTTAGAGCTTGGCCATCATTTGTAGGACGAAGAGCAGGTCTTCCGACGTTGCTGATTGTCTTGCCTAAGCCAATTCCGTTATTAGGAGAGAACTCATTAGTACCTAGTCCGGTTGCCCCTGCATAATCAGTAGCAACTGCCTCAACAGAGTAGTAGGAATCAAGATTTTTCTCTGTAAGGATTTCTTTAACAGACTTAACAACATCAGCTGTTAGTTCTGCAGGAGTTGCGCCGTTTGCAATGATAACTCTGTTTTCTCCGCCAATATTTACGTAGAAAACTTGAACACTATCAGGGATAAATCCGGTTCTAGTTACGTTACCACCACTAGAAGTAATAGTTCCGAAAGGAGTATTAGCAATGGCAGCGCCATCATAACCAGGTTCGAACGCTGGAGTACTAGCATTCCACTTGTAGTAAGCGGCGTATGTATCGGACCATTTAATATGATCGTGCTTTCCGATTCTTTCATCGGTTGTAACTGCAACAACTTTTCCGCTAGGAATAGCAGCAGCATTTGCATAAACCTCTTGATCAATTAGATAATCTTCAACAGCTTGAAGCGCATCGGCCTCAACATTGGGATCATAGGCTAATCTACGAACTCTTACAACCATATTTGCGTTAGATGTAAGGAGAACGCCTGTTAATGTAAAAGTGTTATCTGCAGTTTGTACAGAAGCAACTGTATATACCTTGTTGTATACAAGATCTCCAGCAGCAGCAACACTACCTACATCACCGCTAACTTCGTAGGTGTTTTGTCCTACTTGATATCCTTCGATAACAACTTTATCACCAGCAGCAAGAGCGTCAGTTCCAATGGATAGATCAGTGATGTCATTCATCTTGATCTTTTCATCAGCAGCAACAAACGATCCCGTTTCTGCAGTAAGTCCAGATACAGAAGTTTCTTCTAAGAAGTTACCGATCGCACCGCCATCGATGTCAATAATAGACTCCTTGGTATCCTGGTCTCTAGAAACACAACGAAGGTTGAGTTCTTTGATAGGTACGTAGCGACTGATTGTTCCTGCATCTGTAGGAGTTGCATAAGCAGTATCAGAGATTTGATAAGCTTTGAAAACTTCAATCGTAGGAATTTCGCGGATGTCCTTAGAGTAAATTCTAAATGTAGAATTTTTTACCTCTTCAGGAGTTTGCTCGATTCTGTAGTACGTAGAGAAATCGGGATCGTCATTTTTTAGATATCCAACAATATCAAAAGCGTTATCGTTAGCATCAAGAGCAGTTGTTGTAATTACTCTTAGGTCAATGCCGGTTCCGCTTTCAGTACCGATCTTGGTATCGCCAAAATATCTTCCACCAATTTTGATAGAGAAAAGATTCCAACCAGCACCTTTGGTTACCACAACCTTAGATTCTGGAGTTGGAGTTACGCGAGTATAATAGAGAATTCCGTTAACACCTACGTTTTCAAAGAAAGCTTTGACGGAATCATAAGAAATCATCGATTGGGGATTGCTCGAAGGAGTAGGAATTCCACCGGCTTTTTGAACCCAATCATCTAGGGAACCAATCTGAGTTGGTGTATATGGGAGTAGGGAAGCGTAGTCGTCAGATGGGAGAGTATCATAAGGATCTGTAGGTGTAGATCCAAAGATGTAACCAATGGCATGAGATGCCACAGGTTGTGGTAATCCACCTGTTACGGACTGAGCAACAAACACCCCAGGGCGCTGAATAGCGCCGACGTTAATGTTTACAGGATTAGCCATAAATTAAATCTTTACAAAGTAAGAGGCCTTTCAGAAAGCCTTTAAACAAACAGCTATTTATAAGCTTTAATCTTCTTCAGTACTCTTGTATAGGTCAAATAGGTGGTTCATAAGCCAGTCTGGGCAACTTTCAGAACCACACCTTTGTGTCTCTAAGATTTTTAGAGACTTTCTCATAATTTTATTAAAATCTGGATCAGTTACGTGCCTAGAGCAAATCTTTACGAACTCTTTTAGTTTTTCTTTATCTTTATGAACTACTATAGAGCATAGAATTAAAATCAACTTTAGGCGTAATAAGTCCGTCATTTCTTATTCTGAGATTTATTTATTTCTGCAATTGCATTTTCATGGACTTGAATCATCGCCATTACCTTTGTCATAGGTTGAGATTCAAAGTAATTTATTGCAACAAAAGAATTATTTTGTAATGCATAGCACACTTCTAACCATTTAAATTTTGGAATAAAATTGCAAAGTATTTCTTCTGCTATTATTTCAAAAATTTCTTTAATTACTCTGGGTGTTAACCTTTTAATGTTTGTTTTAAATACACTTAATTTTTGTAATATTACTATTACGTTTTCTAATGTTAATTCCTTATTTTCTTGGTCTATATAGTGCTCTAAAAACTCTAAGTCATTGCCAGTTATATCTCTAAAACGTAATGCGTTCCCCTTCCTATCTATTATTGATACTGTATAGTCGTGTTCCCTAACTATAGAGTATTTTTCTTCACTCATCTGTGCCTAACAAAGAAGCCAGAGCTTCGCCAATTCTTTTTAGCTGCCGAGCAGTTAATTTCTTAGCATCTTTTAAAGAGAGTTTTTTGCCATTACTGTCAGGAGCATGGAGAACACAAATTGTTTGTAAAGTTGCTTCGATCTCCGAAAGTTTCTCATTAGAGTTAATTTCAGAGATAACAATTAAGTCTTCTGCACAAGGCTCCTTAAGCAATAGAAATTTTCCATTAGCAATCTCAACAGGAACAACCTCTGGTTCCCCAAAATCAAAGTCATTAGACTCCGTAGGCGAGATAACTTCGGTATCTGCGGGTCTAGTCATCTTACTTGTAGGCATTTTTGTAGTTATCAATACGTACTTTTCTTTAAACCTTAAATTGCATTTTTTGTTTAAAGAGCCAATAGAAATCAAGAAAAATGGCTATTGATTCGTCTAAAACACCATATGATTCTTGGAAAGAGGGAAAGCAAAAAGCTGACTACAGATCACAAACTACACAAAATTTTGATTATGTACGTAAAGCCCTCGCTCAAGAAAGATATTTAAAATCCTCTAATAGGGTAAACCCCGGCCCCTCTAGAAATACAAGAGCAAATATGTCAAATAACTCTCAGCAAAATCCTCATGTATATGGATCAGAAGATATGTGGGGTTGGCAAAAATGGACCGAAATTAAGCAAAAAGAAGCTTCAAATCTTGCTCCAGGACTATACGAGGTAAATACTACACCAGAAGGTATACCAGGAAACGCTTATCCAGGCCCCTCTAAAGTGAGCGGATGGGCGGGCTGCTCAAGCTGTAAAAGGAGAAGGATATGACAACTAGAAGACCCAGAAAACCTATTGCAGCTAAAGCTGTAGAACCAACTCAAAAAGAGGAGTATAAGATTCCTCAACAGGAGCTCGAAAACTTTTTTACAGACCCAGAACCAACAAGCGAAGTAAAAGAAGATCCGGCACCTGTGGCTAAAAAGAGAGTAAGACCTCCTAAAACAGGGAAGGTCTTTCTAGGAAAGGAAGAAATGAAAGAGTGGGACAATTACGTCTCTTGGTTGAAAAATGAACAAGGTCTAAAAGAAATCAAACATAAGAAGATTTAAATGATATAATAGATAGAAGAATCTATTTTTTATGAAGCCTGAGATCAAAGAAGCTTATATGAAAACTGCTGAGTTATTTTCTCAGGTTTCAAATTGTAAAAGAATGAAAGTAGGAGCAATTGTAGTCAAAAACGGAAGTATATTGGCTCATGGGTGGAATGGGACACCTTCAGGATTTCACACTAATTGTTGCGAGCGAGAAGATGGTAGTACAAATCCTTTTGTCCTTCATGCAGAGCAAAATGCTTTAGTTAAAATGGCTAAGTCTTCAGAATCTATTGATGGAGCTGAATTATTTTGCACTCATAGCCCATGTCCAGATTGCTCAAAAATGATTGCTCAAGCGGGAGTAAAAAAAGTTTACTATCGTAACGAGTACCGAATTACAGATGGCATCGATGTTCTTAAGCAACTCGGTGTAGAAGTTGAAAAAATGTAATGTTTGAAGAACCAGAAGCTCGCGAAAAAATTAAAAACATATTTAAGAATATCTCCACAATGGAGAAAAGTTTGGTGCCCGAGTTTAAAAAGACTCTCACGGAAAACGAACCGATAGGGCTATATATTGCAACTGAGGATCAAACTGATATAATGTGGGTTTTTGGCAAAGAAGAAATTTCTAGAATGCTTGGCGGAAAAGAAGCCCTAGAAGACATTACAAATCAGCTTCTACCCACACCAGAAGATAAGCAAGAAGGGGTTGTTTTTGCGATATTAAAAAAAGTCGGACCGATTTACGCGATCCGACTAGAAAAGGCTGTTCTTGAAGAAGTGTTTCTTTAAGCTCCGGCAGCAGCTTCAAGCGCTGCTACTTTAGTTTCGAGTTGTTCGATTTTTAGTTGGGCTTCTTGTAAGGCTTTGATTGCCATCCAGTCCATTTGCTGAGCTTTTACTCCTAGCTTTGCATTTTCTGCATTATCCTCGTTCCAAATAGTAACAAGATCTGGGCAAGTTTGTTGTATATCTTGAGCAATGACCCCGTATCTTTTATCGGCGGTATCTTCATCAAAGTTGTAATGATATTTTTTAAGCTCCCAGGATTTTACTTTATCCCAAGTGCTATCTAAAGGCTCGATATTTTTCTTTTCTCTTATGTCTGATAAGTCAGAGTTATTTGATTGATAATTAGCAAGTCCTCCATTTGTCCAAATATAAGAAGTTGCTGTGCCGCTCGGGAATGTAGTTGCGCTATGTCTTCCAATAAATACCGCATTAGTAGCGCCACTTGCTGCCTCGCTACTAACAAATAGACAGCTTGCAGAAGATTGAAGTGCAAACGCTCCTTGATTGTCAATCCTCATTCTCGTAGATGGAGTAGACTCTCCTTGCTTTGTAACAGCAAAAACTAAATCTCCAGGAACACCATGTGTAGAGGGGACGGCGGGGTCATAAGTAAGAGGGTCGTCAACGTTTGAAACGATCTCTGCACAAGGTTTATACTGCTTACTATTAAATCCTTTAAAAGTAAAAGATTTAATTTCTTTACCATCAGGGTCTTGTGTAGTACTGTCTGTTCTTAGTACAATTCCTTCAGTAACATTTGCAGAATCAAAACCTGTTTTTGCTTTAACACTTTTTATTGATGTTAATGCTTTTTCTAAACCAGATTCGTCACCTCCAACTCCATCAGCAAATTCCGCTACAATTGCTGTTAATGTTGACTTATTTGAATTTATATCTGTTTCTTTTGACGTAAGTTTTTGATCAAATTCTCTTACAGAGGCGGTTAATGATGTAACGTCTTCTTTAAATTCGTCAACTTCACCTAGTTTATTCAGCCTTTCGTCAATTTTCTCTAGTCTAGAATCAAGTCTTTGGCCTAGGCTTATTTGGTCTGTTTCTAAAAGCTGAAAAGCATTTTCTAAATTTGATATAGAGCTAGACGTAGCGTCTGCTAAAGCAGCCTGAGCAGATGCAATTGCCGTAGAAAAAATCTTTAAATCTCGGATATTAGCGTAGGTTCTGTTGGCGTATCTTACATTAACGACTCCTTGGTCTGTTGTAGGATCTACACTTTCGCAAAGAGAAACACCAAGCTTTAAGCCACTTTTTGTACCTGTGCCATCTTCTACAAATAAAGTTCCGCCAGACAGCAAACCGTCTTGTGATAGTACTTGCCCGGTACTTGCTAATTCTTGCCTAGAGACATTTAATAAGCCACCAGAGTAATCTTCAATAAATTTAGATCGTAGGTCTGCCATAATATTGATTTATTTGTTCTTCTGTAATATAATGAGAGAAGAAAGAGTACATTTGTATAGGAATTACGCTTGTAGGAGGCGGATTATCCCATAGCACCATCCAGTTGTTTGTTAATAACAATCTGATTTTGGAAGCAATTCTTCGATTACTCCAAGTAATTTCATTTCCTCGGAGGTCCAGCATAGTACTATAATTTTTTCTAAACGGAGGTAGGCTCCCAGGAAAAACGTTTGCTGAACTACACACTGTAGGAGTAAAAGACGATAAAACTTTTTCTAATCCTATGTTTGTTAACCTACAGTTCTTTAAACTCAATACTTGAAGATTTTTAGAAATTCCTAGCTCTAAAACCTCAAGATTAGCGCAGTCATTAAGATTTAAATACTCTAATTTTGGTAAATCTACTCCAATAAAAGCTTTTAAATCAACATTACCTTCTAAGTTAACACTGCTTAACGTCTCTCTTCTAAGATTCATATTAACATAAACCAAAGAGTTTCTTTGCAAGTTTATACTCTTTATTCTTGGATCAATACTGTTTCCAGTTTCTTGATCTATCCATAAATCGTCCCAAGTTTTTATATCTTGGTTTGTAATTTTTAATTCGCCTATCTCAGAGTAGCTTTGACTGTCTATTGTTAGTACAGCGGAATTTGACTTTTGCTTAGATAAATATACCTCATCATTAGAAATGATATTTTTATCTTGAAACTCCACATAATTAAAAGAGCTAACTTGTTTCTTATTAAGGGGCAAAAAAGTCGTATCTTTAGAGCCCAAAAGAAAGTTTGTATACATTTTCATTTGTTCAATCCTCCAGCAAGAGTTTTAGGACAGAATTTAAGATAGGGAACGTTATTAGATACTTTAAATTTCTTGCATTTTAAGAGATTCATGCAAGCAAGATAAGCGTATGTGTCTTCTAGTAAAGAACATTTAAACGGCTCATCTTTTTCATACTTTGCTTTTATGGCCTCAATTAGTCCAGTACTAGAATTATAATATAAAGAATTGTACCCATCTTTATCGTTTCCTTCTTTAAATATAATGGGATTATCGTATATCTTACTTAAAACTGGTTCGCCGTCTAATCCTATTTTTAATGTATCTTGCCCTGGAAGCAAATCAAACCAGATTGGTCTGTTACTATTTCCTTCGTTAGGTACAAAAGCACCAAGGAAGTTATTTTCAGAAGATTTGCCGCTAGCTCTATCAATAGGTATGCTTCCATTACCTACAGTTGAGATATCAGAATTATCTACTTCGGAATAAATGGCTCTATTATTTATGTCGCCACATGGGTTTTTAGCTTCTTTATATCTTTCTTCACAATCATTTCCGCCAAATCTTTTGCAATACTCGATTGAACTAAAAGGATGAAGTAGATCAGAGATAATTAAATCTTTCACTACTGTATCTTCTACTTTATTAATAAAAGAGTTAACTCCAAAAGAGCTTAAATCTATAGTTTCTAAGTCTCTCTTAAATGAAGAGTTGTTTGTTTTTTGGGGCTCTGTGTCTTCATTTAATGCGTCGGATGCCTTTGTTACATAAGATTTATTCTTAGGAGAGCCAAGTATCTCTTTATTTTTATCTATGTATTTAATAAACTTATCGAGCAGCTCTCCCTCTTTAGTATCCGAGGTGTTATAAGGTGCAGTGAAAGAAAAGTTTGTAGTAATCTCTGAAGATAGCTGACCAGCTTGTTCTGGAGATATAGATCCTATTCTTATTATATTTTGAGGCAGAGGAGAGTTTCCTATTCCAGGAGGACCAAGTAGGTTAGAATTGGCATCAACTTTAGGAGCCCTTACATTTGTAATGTCTCCGTTTATTGGAACTAAGTTTTTAATCAAAGAAGAAATTTCAAATATCTCTTTATTGTATGAGTCTTTTATATTTTTAAAATCGTATAACTCCTCGTCTTCTTGAGAAAGCTCGTCTTCGATGTTATTAACAAAATTCGTCAGAGTTATCTCCAAAGAAGTAATTAAGCTTTGAATTGTTCCTACTAGCATTTCTAGCTTAATAGGCCCATCTCCTGAAACAAAGAAATTAGGTATTTGATAAGAATTATTATAGTACCCAACTTTAAATAAAATTCCGCTTAGGTAAGCATAATTTATAAACTTAGTTAATTTCCCTCCCTCGTATCCGTCCAAAATTTGTCCGAGCTCACTATTAAAAGACTGGGGATTTAATAGCATTAATATCTCTTTAGAGGTAAGTCCGTTACTTTTATCAAAAAGATTTCTTATTAAGTTTGTAGAAGCGTCTCCTATATTTTTATCAAAAATTTCGGTCCATTGCTTCAGGGATACTGGAGCTTCCTTGTACGCAGTTTGATAATCCAAAGAATAAGAATCTAATCCAAATGGGGATTTTCCGTATATAAGGCTATCAGCAACTGGCTTTAACAGATTAATCTCTTCTTCTTTTAAAAGAATGTTTACCTCGTC